ATGCGCTGACACACAAATTCTGGTTCGCTCTGTGCATGATTGGCTCCGGTGTTCTGCTTCTTCCGGCAGCTTTGGAATCAAGTACGGAGAACAGCCTGTTTCTTGTATTCCTTTCGGTTGTCGGTATGGTTGTGCTCGGTGTGTCTCCCAATTTCAAGGGAAGCGAGAAGACAGCCCATTGTATCGGTGCCGCCATGTCCTTAATCTTCTCCCAGATATGGGTAGGCTGTAACAGTTGGTACTGGCTTCTGTTATGGTTGGGATTCATTATTTACATGGTTGTCTCCATGAAGAAGCATTGGACGGGTAACTTCATCTCCGATTTTATAAAGAGAAAGCCGATGTTCTGGATTGAGGTAATTTCATTGTTTACCGTTTATCTTACTTGTCTATGGTAAAGGGTCAGTTAACTCGTACAATCAGCTCATCTGTATTTTTCGGTGAGTTGTACGCTCTGATGTGGGATATGAGATGGCTCATGCTCTTTATCTTAATCCTTATAATCGTGGATATGTGGTACGGAGTAAGCAAGTCCATCAAGCGTGGCGAAGAGTTCCGGAAGAGCCGTTGCGTCAAACGCTTCCTGCTTAAATGCGGTGATTATATCTGCCTGCTGATACTTGGTGCCGTTCTTGGCAAGGCTATCGGTGAGCCTTTGGGAGTTTCCGCATTGGTTGTTTCTGTGATAGTTGTCCTTATCGGTTGTCTGGCGGAGCTTGAAAGCATTAAATCCAACTATTGTGAGACAAAGGGAATCCATAAGGATATCAATGTGTTCAAACTGCTGCTTGTATTGGTCGGCTTCAAGAGCAGGGAGTTGGAGAAAGCGATTGAGGAATCTATAACGGATAAGAAGAAGGATGAGCTGGATAAATGAAAGTAACCGTATCAAGCATCTGCTCTACGCCATCCCGGCAGGTGCACTGTTAACCATCCTGTTTGCGGCAGGACTGGCTGTCGGCATGGAGTTCAAGGACCGTGCATACGGCAACGAATGGGATTGGCTCGATATTGCCGCCACGCTGATAGGCGGTTTTATCGGACAAGCGATTCAAATCGGAGTATTAACATTGATATTATAGGAGGGAATAAATATGAGTTTACCAAGAGGACTAAGAAACAATAATCCGGGCAACATCCGCATCACAAAGGACAAATGGCAGGGATTGAGAGAAAAGCAGGAAGACAAGTCGTTCTTCCAGTTTACGGAAATGAGATGGGGCTACCGTGCCCTTATCCGCACTTTGCAGAACTACCGTAAGAGACACGGCTGTCAGACGGTGGCAGATTTTATCCACCGGTGGGCACCGGAAAACGAGAATAATACAGCCGGATATATCAGCCGTGTATGCAGCGAAATGCAAGTCCCTAACACATACGTCCCGGACATCAACGACAAAGCGACCATGTGTGCTTTCGCTGCCGCTATCTCACGTGTAGAGAACGGTATCCCGGCTGTCATGGCAGACATAGAAGCCGGATGGGAATTGTTATAAATTAAAAAAGGAGGAACAATCATGGCAACAATAAATTTGGAGTTCAAAAAGAATAGCAGCGTATGGTATGCGGAATTTCAGGTAAATTCTGATTTCAATATCCATTTGGAACGTGACAACTACGGTCGGGTGAATATCCTTCAACGGACGACAAGTGAAGGGAATTTTGAACCTGTAGTTTTGCCCGGAAGTCTTGCGTACAATGCAGGGACAACCATAGACTGCGACTTCTCGGCTTTGGTCTATCCAAAGACAATTCGTGTCGAAAGCGAAAGTGAAGTATTAAGTGGAACAGTAACCGAATCCGGCAATGAAGCTTAACAAGTTACCATTAAATGTAATAGGGTTGAATCGGGTTGGTTTGAATCAGATCGGTTCACCTTCCCACCGGGCTAATACTTCCGCCCGTCCTTACATCGACCCGGAAGTATTGGCTTCTTTGGTTGCCGTCTGTATCTGTGACGGCAAGAGCAATAACGACCCTGACAGGGCTGTAATCAAGAACTTGGTTGACCCGGACAATCCGTTTGTGATTAGCAATGCAGCTTTCAAGCTTAATAGCGGGTATGGGAAATATGAAGAGGATTTTACTGACACTACAAGATGGGAAGTAGTTAGTGGTGTAAATAAAAAGCCATACGAATTACAGGTTACTACTGCTTGGAATCCGAAAATTGATTGGATAGCTTTGATAAAAGGAAGCGGTGATTTGAAAAGCGTGTCATTAAATGTAAGTGGCATACCAAATGAAGGAACATTGTTTTTCTATTATGGGACTGACTCTATTCAGTTGTATAACGGGAATAATAAGGTAACTTTAAGTGGGGCAATACCGCAAACTACTTCCGGATATAGAATTATAAAAGGGAGAGATTTAGATTGGTCAAATTTGGTCATCACCCAAATCCCCTCTCATCAAGGTGCTTTAGTTACAGACGGAGTTGATGACTTGATAGTAAGTCAGAAAACATCATTAGAAATGATAGGAGGTGATAATCGTCCATTTACTGTAATAAGTATGATTAGTGTTATTAATAATTCACGTACTTATTATAATAATATGGTTGGTACTACTAATATGAATTTAAGTGTAGTTAATAGTACTGTTTTAGGTAAAACTGGAATATTTGGATATACTAGTACTGAACTTAATACCAATCCTTCTGTTGTTAATAATATATTAGGAGATAAAAATGATTATAGTACTAGACTTGAAGGTGCTAGTTCCCCAGTTGATAGAAGATTTTCAGTTACTGGATATCTTAGAGATGGTACTCCTACAAATGTATCTTCTATTGCTTGGTATTGGACATTCATCGCTAACAAAGCATTAACTACCGACCAAATCAATCAGGTAATATCCTACTTCAATTTGGACAAGCATGTTAAACCGGATATCATCTACGACACCATCCGGCAGGGCATCACCAATGAGAACCACGCTTCTTTCAATGATGAGCTAACTGACTTCTCCGGTAACGGGCATAATATGAAGATTTACAACTCTGCTTGGAACAAAGAGAGCGGTATCAATGATGAAGGGGCTTGGCAGGCTGATGGAGTAACAGACTATGGTCAGTATATAGGAGACTTGGGGTTGCAAGACTATACTATTGCAGTTGATAGAGCGTATGTTGAAGCTAAACCTTCCCAAGTATCTATAATGAGCAATGTAGTGGATGGTTCTATTAATACGCCTTTTTTAATGGAACATATGGGCATTAATAAAATACTTGCTCCTCATAGTTTTGGTAAATATACTGTTTTATCAGAGTTAAATATCAATAGATTCATCTCATATCAGTCTACTTATAAATATAATGGAATTGATATAACTAAAGGTACTTCTACTAATACAGGTTCAGGGTTGACTATTGGTAGAATTGGAGGGGTTGCATCTCAATATGCTAATATAGCACTATGGAGTCTATTACTCTTCCCTTACACCCTTTCCGAGTTCCTGCTAGAGCGCCAATTAAAGAAGTATAAGTTAGGTACGCTGTATCCTGGAATGATAGAGTGGAGACCCAAAGTAAATATTAATGTTCCAGTTGTTACTCCTCCTACTTTTAGTATGAATAATGGTAGTGATATAATTACTAATGGGCAGTATATACCAGAAGGTACAGAAATAACCATCCGAATTTTTACCACAACTGATAGTTCAGTAGGAGGTATAAATGAAGCAACTGCAAAAATAAATGGTGTAGATATAGAGTTATCTCCAAGCGAGAATAAGACCTATTATGGAGGTAAATTCATAGTATCTTCAAAGCAAAAGATAGACATAACCATTGACGAGTACATCAGATACGAGGATATTGTACAGCCTTATCCAGCAATAATTAATCTAAAACAAGATGGTAAAACTATCACTTGGGGAGATAAGTTGAAAGTAGGCAGTGATATAGTCTTTGTAGGAAGTGCCAACCTTTTACCGGAGCTATATACTGTATCCGATACACGGTATAATGGTGTAACGCTTTACCCAAACACTATCATAAAGGTAGAGAAGTCTATGGTGTTTGATAATGCACGTACCTACCTAAAAGCCAATGAACCGAGCTGTATCCTGTCGCCTAATAGGTTGAGGATTCCAAATTCTAGTTACAAGATACTAGGCTACATTCCAGACTTGACAGGTAAAGGGAATCATGGTAAGCTTAATAACTTTGCTTATACAGAAGATAGTGGTGTTGCTTCTGATGGTAGTATTAAGATTGACGGTACAGATGACCATATTACTATTTCTAATATAATAGGTGGTAAATGTATTATGGCAAAAGTTACGGTTAATAGGAATAGTGGAATTATTTATGACCAAAGAAGAGCAAACGTTCCTAATAAATCGTGGATGCAATTAAATCCTAGTAGCGTTATATTTGAACAAAATGCAGTATCTACATATATAGATGGAATATTAAATCACAATGTTACAGGCTCAGATTTGGTTTCTAAAACTGTTAATCTTACTTGTGAACTAGAAATAGGTGATACTAGTGGAACATATCAGCCAACTATAGGTAGTTCGTATGCCGTTGGATATACTACTGATATTAACCTCTACGAGTTTATGCTCTTCCCCGATGTGCCTGATGAAGAAGAAATAAAGGAGCTAAACGATGTTATGGGTATTGAGAATAACATTGAAGTAAGTTAAACAATTAATTAAAAAAATTATATGAAATACGCAGTAGTAACAATTGAATGGCTAGCCCAGCACGGTCTGTTGGCTATCCCCACAATGAGAAAGAGTAAAGACGGAAGTAAGGTAATCCTCCACGAAGAGTATTTGTCCCCTTACAAGGATGAAGAGTTTCCGAGATACTATTTTGACAGCCCGGAACTGAACGCCCTTCTGTCGGGTGATGAATGGTCATGGATGGAAGAGGAACATCCGGCAGGCAGTGCGGAATTTATCCAGGTGGCGGCAGCGCAGAACCTTTTGAATGTGACCAAAGCCGGAATTCAAACTATGTCCCTGACAGACAACGAAGCGTTGAAAGTGAAGTCCATGTATCCGTATTGGAACGAGTTTATCAGCAAATCACTAACAACCGGAATGAAAGTGCAGTACAACGATAAACTCTACCGGGTAAGGCAGAATATTGCTACCGTCTTGGAGAATCAACCGCCAAGCATCAACACCGCAGCTCTCTATGAGGAAATCAACGAGACCGTTGCCGGAACAAAGGATGATCCGATTCCATACAATAACAATATGGCATTGGAAGAGGGCAAATACTATTCGCAGGACGGAGTTACCTATAAGTGCACCCGTTCTACCGGGCAAGCGGTTTACAACTCACTAAAAGACCTTGTAGGTATTTACGTTGAGGTAGCATGAAACGTCTGTTATACATCCTGACCATTTTCCTGATGTCAGAAATATGCTTCACAAGCTGCCGGAACATCAAGTATGTTCCGGTAGAGACCGTGAAGACGGAGTACAAGACACGTGATAGCATCCGTTTTGACAGCATCTATGAGCATGACAGTATATTCCTGTTCGTAAAGGGAGATACTGTCTACAAAGAGAAATATCGGTATAAATACCGGTATCTGACAATTAACAAGACAGATACGGTTATGCTGACCG